GCAAGTGCCTCATTAACCTTTTCCTCAATTTTTTCATCCATTTTCTTTTCGTTTACCCAATCGGTAAGGATACTTACTCCAAATCCGATCACCGTAACTGCAATACCAATGGCCTTGATAAAATTTTTGTTCTTCATAAAGCATTAGCCTCCTTTTCATAATACAGCCTGTAATTTTTGCGAATCATTCAAATTTGTTGACTGCCATCGTGTCGATAATGATGCACTCCAGTCCATCTTCTAACGTTGATTTATAATTATCAAAATCCAACCAATAGCAATCCATTTCTTCCACCATATAGGTAATGTCCCACCCGATATCATCGCCTCCGTCTATGCCTTCAACTCCAAGGAATGATAGATATTCGTTTAACGAACAGTCGCCCCTGATAGCAAGATTCCGGTTTACATGATATTGTGCGTTTAGCACCGCTGCCATTGTGGTTCTGAAATACTTCTTTGAGGAAAGATCATAAAAAAGTAATCGCTCGCTCTCTGAATCCATATCCATGTTATAGACCTGATAGCCCCAATCGTATGTAGACACCATCGCATCTTTCGCCATTTCTGCATGGATTTTGTCATCTGCATTTTCCCCATAAACAATCTTGGCCGACTTCCGATATTGTTTATAGGATTCATTGAGCATAGCATATGCGCTCATCAAAGAAACCTGATTTCGTTTATCCATACAGCCAATCCCGATGATACAAGTAATGGTGCCTACTCCAATAAGGATGGACGGTATATAACATTTCCAAGTGGTCTGCGCTACTTCCATTGGTTTTAGGTGATCAGTATCCAACTCGTCTTTCTTATCTTTAATCAGTTGTAGTGCTTTAGGAGTCGCCCTCACAGCCATGACCGTCGTTCCTACTACTCCTGCTATACTTAAGCCTGTTAAAATAGAAGGAGAAGCATGGCGTATTTTCGTTGTAAACTTATTCATTTGTTTTTCCTTTCTTTGACAATCTCTATGATTTCTGAAATATCTTTGTACCATCCACCTTTTTCTTTTGGAATTATCGCTGATATATCTTCCGGAGATAAATTCGATAACACAGTAGCAATACCCATTTTTGCCCCGAATTCAAAAGCCATTTTTAATGATGCTGCTATCGCAGAAGCCCCCCCACTCCTATTAAAATAATGTTTTTACCTTTCATGATGTTTCTCCTTTCGTTTTATCCTATTCCATGGCATATAATAGGTCTTGAATGTTTTCGCCGACCATCTTAGCGGCAATAAATATAGAACGGTTCTGTTGATTCATAGAAGCAAAGTCTTCCATTTTCTCTGTAAATGATCGGGCCATTGCTTCCAGATTTTTAATAGACGTTTTGGTTCGGGGATAAATATGATTGGCTACATAATTTCGAAATTCTCCAATCGCCCATAAGGTATTGCTCGTCTTTGCAAATCCATTCTTGTCAAACACCGGATTCGGCAACCATTCGTCCATTTCGTACATATCGCACAGAATCAACTCCAATTCGTCCAAGCTCAAATTTCTAACCACCTCCTTAAAATCCCCCTTTCCTGATAGATAAAAATAAAAGAGAACCAGTATCAGATTCGAACTGATTACCTCCACGGAAATGTGGCGCTCTACCAATGAGCTAACTGTTTCTCCATAATAGTAATTGTAAATTTTGCGAAGTAAAAAGAAAGAGCCATTGCTGGCTCAATCCTTCTAATTCAAACCGATCTTCTTCAGAATTTTCATGAGTTCTTCTTTGCTCATATCCGCATCAATACTTACATGCACATGTGCTTTCTCATCCGAAATTGAAGCATTCAACTCGTTTAACTGGATATCCACGTTATATCCCAGTTTTTTATGTAATACCCCTTTTGCTAATTTCGAAAGCAACATTCGTGTAAATTTTGAGCTGATTTTCATTTCATCCATCACCCTTAAACTCCTTTCGCTATAATCAGTTTTCCATAAAAGGAGCTGTGATTTTTGCGGATTAAATATTGCGTCTATCAAAGACAGTCTCCCATCGTTCACGTTTAATAGGCTTCATTTTTAAGGCCCACATAATCTGACGAATTGTTACAGTCGGATAAAGCCCGTCCATAGCCATCCCAGAACGTATATCAAAGTATTCTTTAAAACGCGGATGCAAATATAAATCATCCGTAATCCATGGGTCCACTTCTCCCCACCAGGTACTCTTCGTTTTCTCATCAAACCGCTGTTGAATAACTGCCAGTCCCTTTTCCCCGATTTGGAACAGGGTACAGCAATGATAGACCGGATGATCGCAAAAATATACTTTTCCATACATCGATAAATAGATGTCCGGTTTTTCATAATGGTATCGCATCATTTATTCTCCAAAAAGAAAAAGCCTATGCCGAAGCATAGACCTTCTCTCAATAATATTTTTAGTCATCAAATAGCTTACATGACGTTTTGCAATACGGGTATGGTCCTCCG